GTAGTATTATCTTTATCACATTGAATAATTATTTCATCTTCTTTTCGTATTGTATTTATTAATACTAATAAAAGTCTATCTAATTCATCATGTTCATTACATACTGTAATAGCATAACTAATCTTCATTTTCTTCTTTTTCAAAAGCTCCTATGTAATCTAATGCTTCGATAAAATCATATTTTTCAAATGATCTTAATGTTTTTGTATCAGATGCAAATTTATAATAACCTCCTTTTGGATTCTTAAACATTTCCTTTTCATGATCTTCTACTTGTCTATGTTTCATTGCTGCCCAACTCCAGTTATCTGTGTTTGTACCTTTTACAAATACTGATCCTTTACCTTGCACATCAATATAAGATGGCATCCATTTTAAACCCTCTTTATCTTCAAATATCAAATCTTTATATAGCTCCGGCAATGTTTTTAATTGCTCTTCATAAAACTCTTCTCCTATTTTCATAAGAGAGTTTGTTTGAAAGCCACATCCATAACACATATAGTTAGTAACCTCCATACTTACTCGGTTCTTATAACAAGCATCACTTTGTCTCTCACACGGACATATTGTCAAATTATCAGTCATTACTTACTTTTTCTAATCTTGGAAATTTTATATTTTCTTTTTTATTATTATCTAAATTAGGCAATTGTAGTTTAGGTAATTTTAATTTAGGTAAATTTAATTGAACTTGTTTTGGAAATTCCGGAATGTACTTTGTAAGAATATTATCAAGTTTATCTTCCATTGCTTTAAATGAAAACTCTTTAATATTTTTAGTACCTTGCGATTTACCTCTTCGTTCATAGGTTGAATATTCATTATACACAGCATACATAGCATTTGCAAATGTTTGCATATTAACATTAAACCATTTACTTTCTGGAATTATCCAATCATTCACTGCTGATTTGTCTACTGGAGTCAGCTCTCCTGGTAAAAGTACTGATAATTCGGGATCTAAAAAATCAACATGACCTGACCATCCGGTTGTAATAACAGGTTTTTTACTTGTAGTAAATTCTAATAATGGTCTACCAAACCCTTCACCTTTAGTTAGAGAAACCATTGCTTTTACTTTTTTATGATTGTATAAGCTATTCATTTCTTCATTAGTAAGGTCTCCATGAACTACATAAATATTTGGTAGTTTTTTTGCATTAACAGATTTTCTAATTAAATGTATCTTTTTTAATATTGATTTTCTATCCATTATAGAAGATGCTCCTGTAGATGTTTTTAGAATTAATGCAGGAGGATTCTTTTTATCTTTAAAAAGCTCAAAAAATCCTTTTACAAGTAGACCTACATTTTTTCTATCTTGACCTAAATTACCTTGCATCCAATGGCCTACAAATAAAAAGCAGAAATTTTCCTTAATATTATTTAATTTAAAGTTTGATTTTGATACTTTATATACATCTGTATCGACTCCTTCAAAAAGAACCTCCATAGCAGTATCTGCTTTTACTACACCTACTTTTTGATTAGTACGTTTATCTACCTGCTCAAAAGCCATTGCTTTAAAAACATCTATAGTATGCTTAGATGATCCTAAAATTAAATTCATTCTATTAAGACCTTGTATCCATTCCGGTTTACATGCAGTTGTTTCAATTCCTGCTGTTACTCCAATATTAAACTTCCCAATAGGTTGAAACTCGTTAGGTATTGAATGTTGTACCCAAATATCAGGTTTGTAATTCAGATTAGGAATAAGATATTCTTGTAGATAACTCCACTCTTCATTATCCTCTAGAAAGAATTCAGGAGTTTGACCCCACCTTTGTGCTAATATTTTTACATCATACTTATCTAAATTGATTAATGCTTTTACTAAATCTCTTGCTCTTGCTCCATAACCACTATAAGTATCGATAGGGCAGGATATAATTAAACTTGGTTTATTCATTTTAATAAATTAATGTGTGACGTAAACGTTGAGGTTCGTAATCTAATGAATCGATTACCTCATAATTTTCTCTTGGTACAAAACTATCTAATACTTTATCAATTCCTTTCATAACTCGTTTAGACATAATATTAGAAGTAAATCCAACTTCTTCTGAAGTTGCCCATTCTCTTCCTTTTTTGCCCATCTCTTTTAGTTGTTTTCGATTTTGATATGCAGACATAATAGCTTCTGCAGCATCTCGTATATTAATTCTATCGTCAAAAATATATGGTGTTTGAGGAGAACCTTGTAAAGATATAGAAGAAGGATATACAGGATAACTCCATCCTCCATGTTCTTTTATTGTACCATAATGATTAGATGGTAAATCCTTTGTTGGTGTAAACCATTTACCTTCTTTATCTTTAAAACCCATTTGATCTTGCATACCTCCTGTTACAGTAGCAATAAAAGGTGTTCCACATAATAATGCTTCAGTTAATGCTAATCCCCATCCTTCATTTGAAGATAGTTGTATTTGAATATCAGCTAAATTATAAAGCCAATGCATATGCTTTGGATTCAATCTATTTAAAGAAAATTTAATATTATTTTCATATTTTTCTCCAAACAGATATTCTCTTACAGCTTCTAAATCTGTTCCATGATTTGATACTAATTCAGTATGTAATACAAATGCACATTTTTCAGCTTCAGCTTTTGGCAATTTATCTAAAAACAATCTAAATGCTGCCATAGCATCTGGTATTTGTTTTCTTCTCATATTACGAGAATTAAATAACATAGTAAAATCATACTCTTGACCTAGAAGTTGATTTTTAAATTGTGTATATTCTTTATAATCAGCGTCAGTTTCGGATTTTGGATAAAATAACTCAGTATTTACTCCATGTGGAATATATTCTAATACTTTATCTTTTACATTATCTCCTAAAACTATTTCATTAATTAATTTAGTTTGTTTTGATATTGCAAATAGTCCATCACATGATTCGTAAAATGCTTCATTATATTGTGGAGCTGGCCAGTCATCCCATATATTCAAGTAAATAAAAGGAATCTCCTTTCTTAATTCCCTTTCCATATTAAATAGCCAGGTAAAATATCTAGGATCAGTAATAAACATGATTGCATCAGGTTGTTCCTCCTTAATAATTTGTCTAATTAATTGTGGATTACCGTAACCATCTACAGGATAAATCATGCAGTAAATATCCTTTAATCCTAATTCATTTTCGAATGCTTGGCTAACATCAATTTTTTTACCTTTATCTGGATGATTAACTGCTCCTGCTATATTAATCCAATCAAAATATTCAGATGTGTGAACAACTATATCTTTTGCTACATTACCTACACCGGAATGTGTACGAATATCGTCACTGATCAGTAAAATTTTCTTTCTTTCTGATCTTGGTTTATAACTTACTGTTTTCATTTAAAACTTAAATATTGTGATTGTGAACGTTTCTTCTGAACTCTTCATCATTTAAATAAAGATGAATAGCTCTTTCAGCTAATTTCTGGAATGTGAATTTTCTTCTTACACATTCTACTTTAAAATCCTCGAATAATTGAGGATCAATCCTTACGGTTGTTAAAACTCTATCTCTGTTTGTACTCATGACTTTAAATATATTTACATATAAATATCACCTAAATCCTCTTATGAGATTCCCCATTCACATAAATCCTTATTTCCGGAAAACGGACAAAATTTACAACCAAATGCTGTTGGATTAGCTCGATGTGTTTTATCTTTGTGACCATCTTTATCAAAACATTCCTCTAAGAATTCTTTTAATAATTTATTTGATCGATTGATTGATACCTTTCCATCTGATGGTTCGAATCTTTGAATAGACTTTTCAAGAAACTCTCCTTCCTCATAAATCTTTCTCTTTAAGATAAGATATTCTACTTTAATACTTTCTAATGGTATATCATATATAGTAGATAAGAATTGTTTATATAGAAGTAACTGAGACTTAGCTATGTTATCTTTCTTTTTATCTTTATTCCATCCTCTAGTAGAAGTTTTTAAATCTATAATCTTAAATGTATCATCCCATTCATCAAAGATAAGAACATCAATATACCCTTTAAAAATTAAATTAGGATTATTAATATACTTTCTCATTGAGACATTAATAGGAACTTCGCAACCTACTAAATGAACTCCTTTCTTACCAAAGTAGTCTTTACGTTTCTTAACTAAGAAGTTTAATATTTTTACTCCATCATTATAGAATTCAGTTAAGTCACCCGGTGATGAGAAATGCTTATTACTATTCTTTTTCAGAGCAGTCATATACTCTGTTTTCATCTTCTCTTTAAGCATATCTTCTAAAGGTAATTCATTGGCAGATTTAATGCTAACACTATACATTTGGTCTAACCATTCTTGTATTACCTCATGCATAGCTGTACCAAAGACAAAGTGTATGCTTGGTTCATACATCTTGTGACCATCTTTGTACATCAAAGACCACTTACGAGGACATTGATGAAACATAGATAATTGAGAGTATGATATGTTCTTTTGATAGGAATAATCTATCTTAATATCTTCAGTCTCTCTAATTTCTTTTACTATCTTTGGAACTTTCTTTGCCATTACTTTGTAAAAATCTCTCTAACTAACTGACCTAATTTAGCATTAGTTGGATTTATTTTAATCAATTCCTGAATTGTACTATGATTGTTAATTTCTTTCTTTAGGTATTGAGTTAGATCAAGAGCTTCTTCATATGCATGCTGTAGCATATCCTGATAATTATTATCATCTAAATAATGACCATATTTGTTTAATCCTCTTTCGTTACGCTCTTGAAGATCTTGGTAAATTTCTTCTGTTATTTTACTTGCCATGAATTAATTTATTTACTGTATAATCTTCTTTGATTAAATTTAAATTCTTTTTTAATTTACGATTTAATCGCCACGCCTTCCAACTATTATGTTGTTTATTTTCAGCTAATGTATGTAGCTGGTCGGTTATTTGAGATATTTGCTTATAAGGATTATTTTTCATTCAAAACTTTTTTAATTTCTTTATCTTCTTTACCTACACTTTGTAATATTTCTACTAGTACATCTTTATCTAAAAAAGTCAATACTTCTTTAACTTCTCTTTCACTAAACTTATAATAGTTAGTTAAAGTATCTACTAACTCTTTATTAGGTTGTTTAACTTTAGATTTAATATACTTAAAAAACATTTTCTTTTTAGGAAGTATATTCTTATAACAAAGGTAGACAGCTTTCTTATCAAGGGGATTAAGTAGCTGAAGTTCATTGACTAGACTTGAA